AGTTCACCAACGATAGGATTCCTTGCAAGAGGCTTAGCAAGTAAGTCGAGAGCACTACCTTGCATGAACTTATTACCAAGACCACTACCCATGACGGCGTTCTTAACGTGGTGCATAGCTCCAAACAAAGCTGTTTCAGTAAGGGCAGCAGGAGCAGATCGAAGCATAGCTTCATCACTGTCCATACCTTGATTCATAAGTTTATGTGTTAACTTTCCTTGTGTAGATAAACCAGCAACAACAGGTAAAGCACCGCCAGTTAAAACACCACCAGCGACATAAGGAATAGCACCTTCTACTAAATCGCCACCAAAGTTAGTTATCGGGTGTTCTTTAGCCCACTCTTCGTTCTTAGCAAGCCCCATGTCAACAGGTTGAAACCTACCTTGCTGCACATCTCTTTCTTGAGATGGGGCATAACCACGTGCCATCGCACCATACTCTTCAGCAGCAGTATCGAATAGCTTAGAGGCGGTATTGTTTTCAGGGTTTACACCTATTGCTCTTCCGCCTAAATCAGAGGCACCCATAAGAGCATTGTTAACTAGCTCAAGAGTACCCAAAGCACCACGACCAGCGAACTTAGCTAATTCAGTTCCGGTAGATGATTTAGGCTTGACAGGTTGTGGTTGTACTGGCTGTGCTACTCCGAAAAGTTCATCCAACGAAGGCTTACCAGAAGAAACATCTTGAGATTGACCAAAGATTTCATCCAGTGAAGGAGTAGGCATTTATTGAATCCCTTTTGATCTTTTATAAGCAGCTATCTGTTCGGGTGTATATCCGTGAGCAAGTGCAGCAGCATGTGGGTCAGTTTTTGGTGCTTGCCATCCATATTCAGCTTTCTGTTCTGGTTGGTTTGCGCTAAACCAGTTCTTTACCGCAGGTATTGCAGGTTTAGTCTGTACTTTTGTATATCCATGCTGTGCTTTCTGAAGTGTGTCTAATAGCTCAACAGTACGGTTTGGCACGTCTATGGCTGAATTTAACTTAGCTTCTTCTCTTGCAGCAGTAAGAGCTGCTTCAGAGTTGTGAGACATAAGAGCAGTGGCTTTATCTTCACTTCTCTGTTTAGAGAGTTCTTTCTTATCAAACTGTGCATCAGCTTGTTTATTGTAAAGATTAGTATGCGCCTCTTTGTAAGCCTTCTCAGAAGCAAACATAGGATCGTTAAGCTTCGCTTGGTTCTGCATAACAAGTTCATTCTGTTTATCACGCATCTTGTTACCGTATTCCATGGCCTGTAGAGCAGGCTGCATACCGTGTAGATATGAGCCAGCACTTGCATCGTTATTATCCCTGATACCACCTGCAAGTTCCCCTGCTTGTCGTGAGGCTGCAATAGCACCTAATGGATTAGTAGCACCATCAGTACGTGTCCGAATGCGAGAATCAAGCATATCGTTCATCATCTTGTTATTAGCATCAAACTTACCTTGAGCTTTGTCTTGCAAACCGTTTACCATGTCAAAGTAAGAGGTATCTGTTTTTGGTAGAGCAGGTATAGCAGCGATAGGAGCGCCTTCTGTATGACTCTGTGGATGACCAACAGGAGCACCATCTGGTTGCTCTTCAACACTAACCTGTGGAGGTAGTGCAGGAGAAGCGGCAGAAGGTGGTGTATTTTGAAGTATACCTGTCTCAAGAACGGGACGACCATTGGGAAGAGCACCACCGGGAATAGCAGGTTGTGATGCACCTATGCCTTGTTTCTCACGAAGTCCTGCTAATTCGTTAGCACGATTTTTTGCCTTATTTATCCCAAACAAACCATCTATAGCCATTGCGCCATACTTGGGTACGGCTAACTGTGGCATAAACATATCTTGTGCTAACGAAGCGTAATTCATATATATCTCCTATTTCTTTGTTATTCCTATGACTGAGCCAGAAGCAGACTGTGCAATCGTTGAACTATGCTGTGCTATCTGTTGTAGTGCATTTAAGCGTTGTCCCATCTTTGTAATAGCAGCAGTTGAGTCATGCCCATATTTAGCTAGAGCTTCTTGTATTTCTATTGAGCTTCTTGATTGTTTGAGTGTTTCGTTAGTTTTATCAATCTCAGCAGCAACTTTGGCATAGTCCATGAATATCTCGACTTCTTTTGCCAAGAGGTTCACCGGAGCAAGAATCACTTCCATCTGTGCTTTGTAGCCTTCCAAAGCAGCCACAACCATTTCCTTATAAATCTGAACAAAGGCTGTGCAGTATTTATAAGTAAAGTCCATGTGCGCCTGTTCAAGCACAATCCCTTTGTCGGTTGCATGTTGGAAATTCTGCCTAGCCCATTCCGTAATTGTCTTAGAGATAGTCCGAGATACTTGTGTGCGGTCATACTGATACTTGACTTGTGCATCTATCTTGAGGCCATTCCCATAGTCGTTCGTATAAGTAAAACCACGTGCACCTGTCTTGGCATCAGCAAGGTCATACTGATCGTTCAGAATTGACCTGTTACGCTCAAAATCTTCGTTAAAGATTGCATTCTGATACGTTACGTCTGGAATACCCATTGTGTCGATATACGACGAAAGGCTTGTCTTGATCTTCTCCGCAAAGGGGTCAGACCAAATCTGATGGTCTTGCATTTGGAAGTTAGGTGCATCCGGTATAATTGGAGCCTTAACGTTTTTTATCTGTACTATGTAGTCATCTATCTTCTGGAATAGAGGCTCAATATTAAACGGTAGTTTCAAGAGTATTTCTTCTGGTTTGCCCGGATCATATTTAAGCGTATTAAGATCGAAGCCAGCGGGATTGCTATCAATATAGCCACCAGCAGAAGCATTTTTCAAATCCTTCATTGCATCTTGGGCTTTATCCCAAATCAACTTATAGGCTGCATCTTGTGAAGCATAGACAGTATCAAATGATGCCATAGGTCTTGTACCTTTTAACTCACTGTGTAAGTAGAGAGTATATCGTTATTTTCTGTGTAAACTTAACCTAGAGACTTCTTCACCGAAAGACCGTTACCACTTGATACGTTGAAGCGGTCTTAGGAATACCTCAAAGGCATTGAGGTCGAATGCACTTCCATCTACATTTTTAATGGTGTACTGCCAGACGTTCCCTTTTAATCCTTTTGGTATCTTTACCCTGCGTCTGTGCATTCCGGTTCTATCGTCACTTATAATGTAAAATCCTTCAAACTGTTCGCTCTCGTCTATCGTAACAACTACTTCTATATCTCCATCAGTTCTTCCATAAATAATAGCATCCGAGCACTGTTTCATAACCTGTTCGCCAAACGCAGAAGCAGGTAGTGTTATCTGTGCGTTGATCTGGCTTTGATTTGATTCACCGGAAAAATCTTTATCTCCGGTTATCTCGTAAATGCCACTTGTATTTATTCCGAACTGCTTTGTGCCTATTTTAAAGAACGAATCAAAGTCGTAATTAGTGTATCGGGAGTGTGCTGTAGTGATTGTATTGAATGCCCAAGTTTGTTTAATTGTTGTAGCAACAAGCGACGCTCTAAAATCAATCCTAGGGGCTTTAAAGGTATTTTGAAGGGTGTAGTAAGGTGTTATGCCTGCTATGGCGTTAAAAGCGATATTTGGAAGCGTGAGGGATAATTGATAGATTTTAGGTATTCCGACACTAAAATCGAGACTCGGAAGGCGTAGATTGTTATTAAGTGCAAATAATTGCGAAGGAGTAAGGATTGCTTCAACAGTTATATTCGGAAGAGTATAACCAAAGATTATGTTGTAAGGAAGATCAGCCGAACTCGTAAAAGTAGGAAGCGATAATGTAGACTCAACTGTAAAGTCGTTAAGCGTTCCAACAAATGTAGGATTACTTATAGTAACAGCTACGTTCCAATCACCTGTTGTAAAAACAAGTGTTGGATTAGAAAGAGTCTGTGAGGTTGTGCTATCAAATGCCATAAACCACTCCTAAAAAGAAGGGGAGAGGAAGCGATAAACTTCACCCTCCCCACTAAGCCATTGACGGGTAAGCTTTAGGCAGAAGGAACGGTTAGAGCAAACGTACTGACAGTTTGTGAAACAGCAGACGTAATAGTTGTATTGGTTACAATCATATCAGCAGAAGACGTTCCGATGGTTCCATCAATACGTTGGATCAGATAAGCATCGGTTCCCGTAGAAGCGATAGTTGAAAGACCAGTATCAAAGTTAGGAGTGCAAAGAATCCTGAACCATCCAGCGGTTCCGGTAGCACTTGCAGTACCAGACCACGTGCCACCCTTTGAAACTAGTCCACCAACAGCAGGGTAGGTCAGGTAGAGGCCATTAGCAGCAGTAGTCTCAGCTCCAAGTCCATTAGCGGTTGTTCCACCGGTAGCACCGTTAGTAGCAGAGGCAAAGTTACCTGTTGCTGTTGTAGAGGCCACACCACCATTAAGAGCAGCAGTCGTTACGGTATTTGCAAACAGAACTGTAGAAGCGTCAAGATTAGAACCACTATTTTTTGGTGCGAGAACATAAAACTCACCAGCAGCATTAGTTCCGTAGGTAACTGAACCGACAACAGAACCAGAGTCAATTGCGTAAAAGTCGGGATATGTCCAATTGGAGTTTATTGCTGCGATAACAGCGGCTTTAAGAAGAGCAAGCGAAGAGTAACCAGTAACATTGCCACCAGTGACAGACTGACCATTTACTTTCATATTAACAACATCGGCAGTTGATCCATAAGAAGCAAGGACAACACGACACCAAGCACGTTTTTCAGCAGTCAAAGCACCACTTGCAATCGTAAATCGTACAAGCTCGGTACTACCATTTGACGTAGCACCAACTTCAGGGCCAGCAGTAGGTTGAGCACCAGAATAAACCACACAGGTACTACCTTTAATTACATCTCCCCATCCCTGTCCCATTGCCAAAGCATTTACAACACCCTGCGAGAATTTCAATGACATGTTAAACCCCTTCGCTATGTCTCACGACATTGCTTTTTCTTTTATTTAGTAAGTATTTACATCTACCGTTATATCGGACTGATACGTGTTGTACTCATAACCGCTATCTACATCGAAGCACGCAAGGTACTGCGAGATACCATGCTCGTTTCTGATTGTTGCTGTTCCGGTACTTCCTACGTCAAATGTTACTGTATTAAATGAATGATTAGTATACTTGCCACCATTACCACCAGAACATATTCCAGCAGTTGTGAGGAATACAACGACATTGTTAGTTGCTTGTGCTTCTGGTATATACTCCGCGTTCGTCTTGCAAGCCGTTCCATACACAACCCCTGCTTTCGATACCACAATCTGTTCAAAACCACCTTCACGAATATCATCGCCTTTAAGGAAGTAGACGTACTTTTCTGTTCCAATCCAAAGACCATCTTCTACACGCTTGCACATGGTAACTACATGAGGAAAAGTGGCAACACGATTATAGCGAACATCGGTATGCTCAACATCAAACACATCAGAACAATACAAAGAATTATCTCTTGAATAGTAGAGTCGTCCATTGTAGAACTCTAGCGTCCTTCCTCCTAATGTCTGCGTCTTAAATTCTTCCGAGTAAAGAGCTATCTGTTGACTAGAGTTACCAATCACACCAAAATCTGAGCCATTTGAGTAAACAACCACATCATTAACTTGCACGAATTCCATACGATTGTTGGACGTGACTTGAATGATAGGATAGGGGGTTGTTACTCCGTCAAACTCATATATCCATCCGTTACTAACCATGTACGCTATTGATTTAGAATCATTACTCCACCCAGAATGATACGTGCCTGCAAAGGTCTTTACATATCCGTTTCGTCTGTTGGCGGAGTTCGTGTTATCTAGATCGACATTAATAGCATCAACAAGTGCACCAGATTCAAGATCGAGATTTGTAGGATCAATAATGTTGTTAATGCCATCAAAGATGTACTGACAACCAGTAAGGTTGTTTTTCCAATCCCTTTGAATACCAGATTTATTGGCTCGTTTATCCATATTATCGGAATGCGTCCATGCTGTTGTTAGGCTTCAAACGACTATCAAGCATCTCTTCTTCGCGCTTAATGTGGTCTACATCTTCCCTGTAGCGTGCTTGAAAGTCGAGTGTCTTTACCTGATCGAATGCCTGTGCATCTTGTTTCTCATACATCTGAGCAAGGATACCGTTAATCATGTAGTCGTGGTATTCCGTGCGGAATTCAGGAGAATCGGTATCGGCAGAAAGATCGGCAATCGGCATACGCCTTACGTGCAACTTTAATGTGTCACTCGTTGTAGACCTGAAGTTGAGTGCAATTCGATTGTTGTCAAGGTCAGTAGCAAACTCTGTTGCCATTGTTCCTACTACTTGTTCCCACCACGGGTTAACCTGCCACTTGGCTACAGACACTTTATTAAGTTTCCACTGGACGGTTGACCATTTGGCTTCGTCGATTCGAAGGATTAACGGACTAAGAGCAAAGCTATAAGGAGTAACGAGTCTCTGGTAGAGCCACGACGTTGAATCGTTATACCAAGCATAGTCTTGTATAGACCAAACATCAGTAGCAGCCGAAAGAGCCGCAGAACTCGCAGGAGGGGCCACAGTGATACGACAGATACTTGTCGTCATAGAGTCACGAATACACCTGGTCTTTTTAGCTATAAAGCGATACACACGGTTGATATAGCGATTCATCTCAGCAGTCGTCCAAAGACGCATAGCATCCGACGTACCTGTTTCTCTTGCTATATCCCATGCTTCGTTTCTTAGCTCTTTAAGCGTCATGCTTTATCCCCTGATAAGCTCTATCAAGCATATTTTCGTCAACGAGAAATCCAACAATTGCCTGTACATTCTCTCTTGTATGTTTACCAGCTATAGTCATATTAGGCGGAAGTATGGCGATTGCGTTTCTCATCGACTGTAATTTATCATCAAAGTTCATACCCATGGATCTTTCTTCATGGGGAGTTGAAGGCTGTTCATTGTTAAACTGTTCGGTTCTGTTAATACTCAAGCCTTTAGGCTCTAACTTATTTTTTTGTAGTGTGTTTACTTTATTTTCAAGTTCTTCCATCTTATCCATCAGTTTTGCTATAATGTCCGACAGCACTTCTATTTTTGCATTACTATCTTCTACCATTACTACTTCCTTCTTAGGGCGGGCCATATTCAATGGTATCCTTTCGTGTTGTAAAAGAAGAGGGGAGGTTTTTACGCTCCCCCACTACTAGGTTAAATCGTAAAAGTTGTATAAACAGCCGGTGATGTTCCAAGAGAGGCACAGATCAAAGCTACCTGTACGTTACAAACGACAAAGCCACCAGCCTGTGCTCCAAGGGTTGCGGTAATCTGAACGTCACTTGCAAGACCCATATTAGCGTCAGCGTTAGTTACTGTTGCAGCCGTCCAAGTATCTTTAACAGGTGCAGTAGCAGCTACAAAGACTTTAGCACCAGCAGACAGAGCTACGGTCGTAGCGTTCGTATTGGTAGCATCGGTAAGGATGTAAGCACCAAGCACATGCGTTCCAGCAGGAATATATGCGTTGATAAGTCCTGCACCAGATGCAGCTTCAGCGGTAGTGAACTTGAGGTTAATGATACGAGTATATACACCACCAATAGCGGTGGCTTGTGTTGCATTACGAGTAACTTTTTTATCACTCGCAGTAGGGGTAGTTCCAAAAGCAGCCATAATTAAATCTCCTTGTAAGTGGTTGCGGTGGGGTTTTCACCCCACCTTTTTATTAATTAGTGATTAAGCGTTCTGCCAGAAATCAACACCAAGCAGGTTCGGCTTGATTACGTTGAAACCATAGACCTGAAGACCCTGCATCATCTTGCCGAATGCAAACGGGTTGTCGATAATACGGCTCTCAGTGATCTGGGTAGCAAACGTGGTTGAGTAGGAAGTACCAAAGATGATTGCAGTAGCATCAGCACTTGCATCAGTAGTAGCAGGAAGGTTATTAGAACCAATAATGTCAAACCCGTACAGTGAAGGTACTTTGTTAGCAAGAGCATTAGAACTGTTCTGACCTGTAGCGTAAGCCAGACCAAAGGTGTTATTAGTAGCGTCGATTGCTTTCAAGAGCTGCATAGCCCAGAAAGGAACGATGACGAAGCGACCTTCAGGTGGTGCGTTGTTCTCGTCAAGGTAACGACCATACTTGTTGATCTGTGCTGCAATCAGGTTGCCGGTATTTGCAGTTGTGCAGGTATCGGAAAGACCAAGAGAAACAGTCGTTCCTTTTGCAGTAGTACCACCATTAACAAGAGCACCAAGCGCAGTCGTGTAGGAGATACCAGTGTTTGCGTTTGCATAACCAACAATAGTTGAAGAAGCTTTACCACCTGCTACTGCGCCTGCCACTGCAAGAGAGGCAAGCACGTTACGATCAATAACCTGTGCCATCTGTTTAGTTGCATCTTCAGCCCAAGTGTTCATCAGTTTGATATCACTCTGGAACTCATCAACCTTGTCAATAGCGAATGAGAAACCTTCGCCCTGATCTATCTTGAGGGTTACATAAGGAGACTCAGGATTCTGTACCGGCAGAACCATCCCCTTCTTGTACTTAAAGGTTTCGATGGTAGGACGAGTACGAATGTTTACGGTATCACCGTGTGACTTAATATCACCTTCATAGTCTGTATTAGAGATTTTGGAGAAGACTGTCTCAGGGTAAAACTTTTTGATGAGGAGTGCGCTATAAATAGCGGGAATGTACGCATTGGTACTGGTTGAACTATAATCCGGTGAACCGGCCTGAACAGGATACACAGCCATAACTAATTTCCTCCAACTGTCATCGCGACAGTTTCTAGATGTTGAGATTTTCGGTCTATCTCACGACAGTCCGTTTGTTGATTTACTATCTTATTCTTCCATCACTTGCGGCAGCTAACAGGTCGTTCCACATCGCCATTGAATCTTCACTTGAAAACTTGCCTCTTCGGTCTTCTCTTTGGAATTCCTCTATGGCATCTTTTGTCCAGATACGCTTATCTGTTGAAGCAGGCGTTGTATGTGGTGTGTTCCTGCTTGGTGCTACCATTGCTTCTTTAGCAGGATTCGGCTTTTGTTCTACCTTTACAGGTGGAGCATTAGCATCAAAGTATGTGTTAAAAACTTTGGTTAGCTTGTCGGCATCCCACTTATCGTTGTAAGCCTGTACAAGTTCTCCGTAGGTGTATAACCCGCTAGGGTCGGGCTGACTTAGGAACTCCAAGAACTTAGGATCATTACCAGACCAGAGCTGCTTCCAATCTCCCTTAACCTGATTGTCCAAGTAACCCATGAAGTTCTGCTGTGCAGCTTTAATCTGTGTGTCCTCTACCGAACTGACGTGCTGTTGAACAGGTGCGAGTGATTCTTTGAGTAACGGATTAATCTCGGTTTTTAGCAGTTCCCTAATCGTCTCTACAAAATCATCGCCATAATCTTCCCTGAACTTTGACAGACGGTCACTTACGACAGGCGCTTGTGTTTCTTCTTGCTTTGGTTGGGTTGTTATTGTGTTAAGCTTATCAAAGACGTTCTGCTTAAACTCTTTAAGTTCACTGTGAAGGCGTGGCACTTCGGCATCGTACTTTCCCTTCAATGACAGATAGCGTTCTTTGAACTTGCGTAACTCGTTAACATCATCATCGTGTGGCACATCGGCTTCTTCTTCGGGAGTAACGTCTGGTTCTTCTGAAACGGTTCCCTCATCACCTAGTGCTTCTGTTGTTTCTTCTTCGGCTGGCGCTTTGCTGTTCATTTGTTCAAACAACTGTTCAGCTAGTTCTGCTGCCTCTGATGCTTGTTTTGGTATCATTCCAACCTTTCTACGCTCCTGTCTCACGGTTCGCTAACACGAACTCTCGACGGTGCATGTGGGGGCGTTTTACCGTAATCCCCATTGTGTTACTGTTTTTTATTTTCCCGCCCATCAAAGGGTGAGGGTTTTAATATACTTCGCTTGTGTTTGGATTCCATAACTGCTGCATTGGAGGAAGTGCAGGGCCACCTATACCCATATTGGGAGTTGGTGTATCCATGTATCCTCTTGTCATACGTCCTATACTTGGCCCCTGCTGACTAGGGATAACCTGTTTAGCATTTGGTGTAGCTGGACGTGGCGTACCGTAAGAAGTACGACCTAGATTCTGGTTGACTATTTTGTCGTTTGCACCAAGTAAAAAATTCATCCACGGTGGAGTAGCGGCTAACATGGTTATTCTCCTTCTTAATAATGTTCCGAAACATCAAGCTTCTGATTCTTTTCTTGGTTGGCAAGTATATCGACAGCACTATCAAGAAGTTTAATCAGCGAATCTATAGCTATTCCATAACCCTTGTGCATTTCGTTATACTGAGGGTTATCGTTCTTAAAGGCTTCGTAGTTTATAGACGACAACTCTTGTAGATATTCTTTTAATTCTATTCCTTCACCAGAAGCAGACAGACGGCTAAAAAGCCTTAAAATATCATTATTATGCAAGGTTTACACCCGCCTTAGAGCCATCGGGATTAGCACCTTGTGCTTGTTGTACTCCACCACCACCATTAGCTGATTGACCATTCATCTGATTAGGATCAGCTTCTTGTTGCTGTACTCCTGCTTGTGACATAAGAATTTGTTGTATCTGTGCTTCTGCATCCAAAGAACCATCAAGACGATCTAAGTCAGGCAGTTTTATGTCCTGGCCTTTGATGATCTGTGCCAAGAGTGCTCCGATGTTTTTTGCTCCGAGTATCTGCATGTAGGCAGGGTTAGCTACCATCTGTAGCAGTTCTATTTTTTGGTGAGACTGTTGTTCTCTTGCAAGTAATCCACTTACCCCTTTTGCTACAACACGTGCGTCACCCTTTATGCTTGGGTCGTCACTGAACTTCATTTGGAAGTCGTAACACATCTGTATATATGGTGTGATAATGTCATCATCAATATTCGCTACAACTGCTTTAATACTTCTACTCGCAGCAGCAAGTAGCTGAGTAAATACCGTTGCAGTACCCGCTGTAACCCCAGACTGACTTGCACCTTGTGCGTAAGCCGGTACTGTCATCTCGTCTAATACTTTGCTCAAGAATTGCCATGCGCTAATAAGCTCCTGTAGGTGCATCTGTGGTTGATAGTAGTTGACAGCAGGGCCATCGTTTTTCATCTGCATAGAGGTAGAACGTATCTTTCTCCACGGGTATATCGGTGTGTTCTCTTCGATACGGTCTTTGTCTTCTTCTACCATAGGCCCAGAAGCTATAGCAGCGTTGTTGATAAGAGCACGCATAAGAGCGTTCATTGCGTCTTCAAGAGGTGCAGCGAACTCAAGCAGACCTTCACCCCAGATTGACTCAGGATTCTTAGCCCATGATGAAACGTGGTAGGGTTTACGTCCAAGTGTATCTGGGTTGATAACAGCCTTGATAACGTGATCGCCTATCTTCCAGCAGTTAGCTTGGTACTGCATGTGCGGGTCAAGTTCACCTTCTGCTCCCCAATCCAAAAGCAACTGCCCGGAAACAGAACCGTAGAACTCTTGTGCAAATATAGTATCGCTATTGAGGTCAGACGAATTAGAGGTAGGTGGTGTGGTATTCTGTGTCGCAGAGAAGTCTTTTGTTACTTGACGGACGGCTGTTTCATCTTCGATAGTAAACCACTTGGCTTTCAGATCGCCTTTACCATACTTATCAAGGACAAGGCGTATCTCTTCTTCACTGTATCCCGGAACACCAATCAAGTCAGAAATAGCTTGCTTGCTAAGTTCGTGGATTTCTACTACATCACCATCATTAATTGACTTCATCCCACGACTAGGAAAGAAGTTGAACGGGCTGACGCAATACACATCATTAACAAGGGTATCTATGGTGGTAAGTTCATACCCGCCCGTAGCTTCATTAGGTTGCCACGTTTGCTTCTTTTTCTTGGTAAGAATTGGCCCTTTGATTACCCCTGCTTTAAGACGTATGAAGTAGTATAAGAACTCTTTAAAAGCGTCGTTCCATCCACCTTCTTGGTTCTGGTCGCGGATTACATCGGAAGCTCTTTTACAGCGTTCCTTTGCATCTTCAAGAAGATCTTCCTGTGCTTTATCAAGCTCTTGCTCATAATACTCTTGCATGAGCTTGGCAACTTCGTTAGGATCGGGCATCACCCCAGAAGCTATAATCTCTTGTTCTATCTGTGCTGCTTGCTGTTGTGTCTGTTGCTGAATGATCTGGCGCGTTTCGTCGGGAAGTTCAGGTACAGCGGTAGGTTCTAGATTCCAAGGAAGGTCAGTATCTCCACGGTAAATATCTTTTATCCAAGAGTCTGCTGCTCTAGCTTTAGCTTCACCAGAACGGATATAGGCTTCGCTACCTTTAAAGGCACGAATAGCAGCAAGCTTAACAGGATCGTATTCGCCTTTGACACGACGACAAAGATCAACCATCTTCTTACGGTTTTCTTTGTTTTCCTTTTGGAGTTGATCCCAGACCTTACCAATACGGATAGCAAGCTTTTTAACTACTTGGTTATCCTGTTGTGGCTTAACTATGGCTTCGTGCAAGAAAGCTAAGTCACCGGCTGGATCAGGCTGCGTGTTAGGCTGATTTATAGGCAGGGGCATGTATTAAATTCCTTCTTGTCGTCACGACAGTAGGCTTTATTATCTATTTAAGATTCTCTAGTTTATATGTCGTCCGAGAGTAAGAAGCCAAAAGACCATCAATTAGGTTATCAACCGGCTTGTATCCCATAGAAATGAATGTGCGATTATCATCTACCCAAGCAGCTTCATCTTTAATGTGCTTTACTATATCACTAGGTACTTGTGCTGCGTCGCATTCCAACCCAGACAGCAACCCAAATTTACCCATGTAGACTTCGGCAATTTCATCCACCTTATCAATAATGTCATCGTACATCTCACCTAGTGCTTTGTGGGAAGCATACGACTTTGTAGACAGATGGGCGAAGTGTAGCAACGTGCGAGTCGTAAAGACCTTTTCAACTAGCTCGGCCATCATTGATTCTTTTTCGTCTTCCTTCGTGGCTAGTGCTAATTTTATAATCAGTTTAGGATTTGCCATTGGGAACCTCGTTCACAAGCATCTTGTTCATTAGCAACACCCCTTTTTAGCAGGAACCTCTACAGGGGCTACAGGAGCTTTACCTTTTGGTGGAACTGGCTTGCCTTTCGGCGGTGCGACCTTACCTTTTAACTTCATTAGTTGTTCCATTGGATTAGCCATATATGTTCTCCCTTTATCAAACCATTGCTTGCATGTAATTACGTATATCTGTCACTTTCTCTCTTTCTTTAATTTGTTGTGGATAACTCCACATCTGCGGTTCAGCATTAAGCAAGTAACGTAGGGCATCTAGGAGATGGTCGTTTGTCTTAGCTATCTTACCGCTTGTATCCCTATGGTAGAGACTCATCTCTCTCATAAGTGCTGTACACGACTTGAACACTTTGAGCCTTCCGCTAGTCAACCTTTCCCATACATTAAAGATACCGGCTTCCACTGCATTGTTAGCAGGATATATCTTCAAGCCTTCCTTTCGGTAGAGCGTATAAAGGCTTTGTCCATCTATCTGACTACGCCCTCTAGCAGCCGGGTCAATAACACCTTTTATCCACTCTCCACGCGCCTTGATAGCTTTAGCGTGTATAACTGGTTCGGCTTGGCCTTGTTTATGTTCCGAGTAGATGTAGATCACATCATTGTCTTTATCCCAAGCACCAAAGCAACATGCTGTGTTATTCCAACCAACGTCCATCCCATAGAGTTTCGTGAAGTGTTTAGGTATTTGAAAGTCATCTACTGTTATGTTCTTTGGATCAACCGGATAGACCAAGCCTTCACCAACAGTAGGCTTACCTTCAGATCGTGCTTCTCTCAACTGCGGAGGAGTAGCAGCCAGCATCTTGGCTTTCATCTCTTCGCTTATGTGGGGTACGTCTTTCCATCCACATATCGTCACCCATTTAGGGTCTTTAGAATCTGTCTCTTGTGAGTTATCCAAGAAAGACAACACAACTTCAGTAAGACCAGACAACGGAGTAAAGGTCATTATCAAGCTACCGTTAGTCGTCATCAGTCGAATTAAGGCTTCACCGTATACGTCTTGTGGCGGCTCCTCATCCAACCAGATAAAGTCTACTTCAGCACCTTGCCAAGATACTCGTCCTTGCTCATACGACTTTAGGACTATTGTGCTAACACCACCCGTTATGTGCTTGATCCGAATAGTCTCTATAGCATCAGGTACGTTTCTGCGTGTCTTGTACTCTACGATGCTATCCTTTGGTATCATCCCACTACCAGTATCGCTAATCTCCCCTAGTAGCTTTTTCTGTACAATATCTCTAAGAGTAGTAGCAGTATCCCCACCGACCCAAATAAGCACAGGACGATTAAACCTAAGACCTTCCCACCATTCAGGATACATTCCAGTAGCATGACACGTTACCTCATAAGACCCTGCCTCTGACTTTCCTACTCGGTTTCCTGCAATAAAGCCGCGTTCTGTGTACTTATTACCTGCTCCAAAGAACTCAATGTGCTTCGGGTAGAGAGCACGGTTGTACTCACCTTCATCTGGAAAGTAGTTCTTGAACTTATTGTACTTCTGATCGTCAGCTAGAATCTCTAAGCACTCTATCAGCTCTGCTTGCTGTTGAGCGTCTAGCTGCGAAGCGTATGTGTCTATCAACGACTTGGTAAGGCTATCTAGCAAGCTCACGCTTGTTCCTCTTCTCTATTAATTTATCTTTAGGTATCCCGTGTCATCTTGAAACATACTTCCGCTATTAAGACCATTGCTAAGCATTGACTGCGATGGGTTTCCTAAAAGTGCAGGTGTCATAGCACCTTGAGGCTTAACCGGAAGAGTAGGTTGCATCCCTTGATTCATAAACATGCGCATTCTAGGAGTCATACCTTTAGGCGCATTAGCTTGCTGGCCCTGGTTCATTTGTGCCATTACTTGATTAGGTGACTGCTGGGAAAAGGAAGGGGTAGTCGGCTGTCTAGGCATAAACTGATTGTTTGTTCCTGTGTCTATTGAAGGAGTGCTGTTTCTTTGGTCAGTGTCGTTCCATCCACTATAGCTATTTCCAGCAAAAGGATTAGGTGTTTCAGTTCCAGCAAAAGGATTTCTTGAAAAAGGATCAGCCATATATAAACTCCTCTTTTTTATATTACTTGTGCTTCTATAGTAGGTGAATCCACTAATTGATTAAGAAGAAGATTAGACTTCAGCATCTCCAAAAGTTTTGGTGCTAACATAGTGATCTTGGCTCGTGCCTCTTCAGGTTGAATCTTCCTTATCTCTGTTACATTATTAGTGTCGGTCTTCTCTGCCCATCCAATGACGTTCTTAGCGTAAAGACTCTTTCCAGCACAAAGACCCTTTGTATTGTAAATATCTGTCTCTATCCAGTTCGCTATAATCATCTGAGCGTGCGCCATTATGTTTGCGTACTCTGGATACTCCTTATAGGTATAGAACATGTCCTTGTACATCTTCAGATGGATCATCAACCCCTTAATAGATGGTAAGTCATCCTTTGCTTCGCACACCTCAAAGTAATTGTTGATCTCGTTCTTCATCCTAGTAGGACTGTACTTCTTCTTGCGCCCGCCACGCTTTTGCTTACTAGGCAATATATCCGAATCAATCCTATCTATAGGACGGGTAACAATCTTATTACTCGCCTCTAGTGAAGCTCGTTGCAACTTATACGTCTCTATACTGTCATCTAGTCGTCTAACACTCTCTGTCATAAAACTCCTTTCACAACGCACATCTTATCGAACATCTTACCAACTACTTAAATTAGCTCTTTAAGACAAACCTAGTCCAAGTGATTGCATCACCTTAAAAGACCATTTTGGTCTAAAACTCTCTTTTTACTGATGTTGTGCACGATGAGTGTCTTCATCTGTAACAGCAGCCCCACCAAACGGGTATGGGGGCCGTGGGTGGGCATGTCTTGTTCTACTGTGAGAGACAGCGTTACAAGAGACTAAGAGGGTATCTGTATCCAGCCCGTGAGAGGTTGTCACTTACGTTCGTAACTTACTGTAACTATTGTTCTACTGTATAACACGCTGTTGTATGTAGGTATATGTTGTAGCCGATACTACTCATAATCTCTCTTAGGTAAGAGATGTCTTTTTTGTTTGGGGGTATCTCTACTTCGTAGCTACATCACCCTATTTCACTACTTAACTAAACTATTACAGGAGGTTAGCTTATGTTCAGTATCTTTGAAGAACAGCACAGAGTGTGTGACGTGTGTGCATTCATCACGGTGATGTGTGTTTCGTTATCTGTTTTCTTCGTTACTTTGTACTTACTAGGTGGATTACTGAAAGGAGCTTCTATATGAGCAGTCTGATGGCTTGGACGTTAGCTAATGAGCAGGCTGTATATGGGTTAGAGGGTTGTTTCCTTCCTGATCTTTACTTGGAGATTAGTTATTGGAGTAGGTATTCCAAAGGAACTACATGGTGGGCTAAGTAAGCAGTCTTTTAGCAGGATTTTATGGAGTAATTATAGGCTTTTGAATCCTTTCTTAGTCTCTTTGGGTAAGAAGGGATTTTTTTGTTTGGGGGTTGTGTTGTTTCATAGCTCAATTCCTTCCTTTTGAACGTGTTTTTAGCGGGTACTTATCCAATCGAAGAAGATAAGACCTTAAATTTAGCAGTCGAGGAGTATCAAATGAGCAGACAGATCGAAATCATGGTTAATGCACAGTGTTCGGGTGAAGTTACTCTTGCTCGTATCCGTGGAGTACAGAATGCAAAGACGATCAAGATTACCAACGCAAAGCAGCTTGTAGGCTTGCCTAAGAACAGCGGAGCTATCATTTCAGTAGATGGCTTTGTTGAGCAGGGTAACTACCTTATTCCTACTAATTGTAAAGTTGTAGACGTGCACATTAGCGGGAAAGCAGTCGCACTTGATGATGTTCTTGGTACTACCGAACCCGACGCTAAGCAGGCGATAGCAGACGCAGGAGAAGTAGAAGTGGACTTTGAACCAGTCTTTTAGCAGGCTTTGAGCTAGGCATCTCTTTAAACTGCCTAACAATCCACAACATCTCGACAAGGCCAAATAACTTGTGAGGTGAAACCCTATGGAAGCAGTCATCATATCAATGCTGTTGCTCTTTGCTATTTATAAGGTAGCAACAGCGTAACCAGACAAGGGAGATCGACATGAAAGTGCGTGAGTTAAACACAGGCAGGCTGATCGTATCACCTAATGCTAAGAGCTTAGACGGCAACGTTACAACGATTGTAGAGGGTAAGGTTTACGTAGCAAGCGACTATTACTACAGCTAAGCAGCACAAAGAAGCGACGACCTGTAGCGGGTTGTTGCTTCTTTCTTTTTCAACACCGTAGCTTCTTTTGTAATTATTGATACATCAAATCCTAACGTCTCTTTTCAATTCCAGTTTTCAACTTCTTTTCATTTTTAAACAATACGCTTGAACTAAAATTGAATATGTAGTACACACTTATAATTAAAACTATAGGAGCGTTATTGCATGATATGGGCAAAACATCTTCCAAGCGATAAGCGGGAAATCAATCGAAGACCTTTCAGATTCATAGCGGATTCAAGCGGTAGAGAAGTACCAGTTATACACAGCAAGTTTGGTGGCAAGAACCATAAAGCCTACGTAAATAGACAGCAATAAAACCAAAGGAGAATATATGAGACTTTCTAGGACAGCAACAAGCATTACCAAGGAAGCAATCACGATTGATGCGTTTAAAGAGAAAGCTTTCTTTCAGGTGTATGAAACACCTAACGCTTATTTAGATCAATTCGGTACGTGGCAGAAATCACCGGATAAGAAATCGTTGATACATAGTGATGGTAGTTACATCTCTACTGTAGGTTCTAACTATAGCATTGTAGATAATCAGCACTATTTTGAGTCAGTCATTAATGCACTCGATGATGGTGGCATTCATTACGTTCCAAAAAATGTCTATGTTGATGCTGGTGGTAAGCGCACTACTATGGTTGTTACCCTTCCTCAGTTTAATCTATTCCCGCACACAAGCGAAGCACAAGACTTTGAGCTACGTATTCGCAACTCTTTTGATACCACACTAGCAGCAGATACCATACTTGGCTTCTTGCGTCTTATTTGCACGAATGGCATGACTGCTTTTGATAAGTCATTTGAGTATCGGATGATCCATAAGGGCAACATCACAAGCAAAGCAGAAGGAGCTATTGAGCTTTATAAGCAGTTTAATGGTGTTTGGACAAGCACTAAGGAAAAGATCGAAGTAATGGCAGATAGCTTTGGCAATAAGAAGGCAGTCGCTAAGTACATTGGTGATGGTGAAGTGTCTCTTAACTCTATGTTCAAAGGTGAACGGTGGGCAAAGAGGCTACAAGAAGAATGGCAGTCGCAGAATGAGACAACTAATCTCTGGGACATTTACAACATGATGACACACATCATAAGCCACAATTACGGTTCTAACTATTCTAGCAAAATCAACAAAATGGAGGAGTTGAATCGTGAAGTAAAGAAATGGGACAGCATCTTTGAAGTTACTCGTAACGTACCTACCTATGTTGATACCTATCATCAAGAAAAGGAGCTTATGTATGTTAATTATTAACAAAGTAGAGAATGGATTTATTGTGAATGACACAGTTACTTCAAAAATGTGGGTAGCAAAAGGTTACTACGATGTAACAGACGTTGTACGAGAAGTATTTAAAGAAGATGAAGATTAATAAGGCAAACCAAGAAGGCGAGGGGCAACTCTCGTCTTTTTCATTTGTTTTATTAACGCAGCGAGGTGCTACCGAGCAACACCAAATCAAAGGAGGTAAACAAAATGATTAAGCAAACAACGGGGCCTTGGCATATTGGCAAAGACTTACGCATTATAGGCGCAGATAACGAAAGAATTGCAAGAATTGATAACAATATAAATGTAGATGGGTTAACTAATGCCCGTCTAATCGCTGCTGCACCAGATATGTTAGAAGCACTGGAAAATCTTATTATGTTTCCGCTTGGTAACTTCCAAGTAGAAGCGGCACGAAAAGCTATATCAAAGGCAAAGGGGGAAATATGAGAGGTTTTAGAGGTTATGACGACTGGATATTTGGTCTAGGTGAAAATCAATTTGATAAAAGTGAAGAGTGCATAGATGAGCTTAATTGTGAATGTGATGATTGCACTTGTTCACGTAACCTAGCGGATTTAGAAGAATATGGAGATTATCTGTATGAGCAAGAGAAAGACAAACGCTTAGGATTATAAGGAGGAGTTATGTGTGAATGGTGTAAGCACGAACCGTGTGACTGTGATGAGCAATACGAACGTTATAGAGAGTTTGAATACATTGATAGGGTAAGTAGATATGGACATTAGCACGACGGTAGGTTTCTGGTTAGTAGGAAGTTTTATGATGATCTGGATATTTAGTCTATACCGATAACAACACAGGAGGTAACACAATGGGTAACTATATGTGCAGTCGGTGTGGATCAGCAGAGTTTGCTATTGATTCTCACTACAACCCAAAGAAGCTTGAAGAGCAGCTTGATGTATTTTGTAGGAACTGTAATAGCCATCAAGGGTTATTACAGCAAGCAATAAGGATATTAAAACTGGCAGCATAAGCGTAAATAGCTGTCAGACGCAGTGAGAGGCTGTTTAAGGCGTTTTTATTACAATTGAATATGTGACTATGGGTTCAACAATAAAACGGCTTTAAAAGGGCTTATAATGGATTGTCCAAAGTGCAAAACTCAAAATGCCATATTCGGTTCATACGATTACTTGGATTCAAGGAACAAATGTTGGAGTTGTGGGTTATCACATGTACCGGGAAGTGAGTACGCATCACTAGAACGACAGATAACTGGTAAGTGGAATCCTTTAGGCGGTGCGAATGAAGAAGCAGACTGCGCTTAGAATATTAAAGGATTGCCTTACCGAAAAAGATCTACCAAAAGTCAAGCAACAAGCTGATTGGGTACTATGTGAAACACTGCTTAACAGAGGAGAGCACCACATAGTTACAGCGTGGATAGAAGTAATGGATAGGTTGCAACATTTAAGAGAGGAAGGGATGACATGAATAAAGATATGTTTGATGCTTTAGTACAGTGGCAGCAGGACTTAACAAGTGAACGAGCAGTTAGCATTGATATAGGTAAAGCAGGAGATCGTGATGCTATAAAAATATGGTGCTACGACATGAAAGCATCCACAGGTAAGTTTGTTAATAGCCCTAGTGACCTAGAAGGTCTTGATTTTGTTGCACTAAGGCGTGCTCAACTTGAAGAGCAATTGGCGATGCTAAACTAATTATGTATTTCAATAACTTTTGTTATCGATTTTTATAACAAGCTATATCAAATTTGATACAGAAAACAGATGTTGACAATTCAAAGTTGAATGTGTAAATTCAAGAAAGTTGAAACGAGGACGAATAGATATGTAACTGGTAGCAGCCAGACAATAGACCTTCCACCCTGATTGCAAAGCAAGATGGGATAAAAAGGAAACCTACTAGCTGCTACTAGTGGGTTTTTTTGTTTTAAAGTCTATGTAGTGCGGGGATAACCAGCGGGAACCATAGGCAGTAAGGCACTACCGGCTCCAAGGTGCAGCGCAAGCAAGAGGGAGATGCGTGGATAGGGCGATCACAGTGGTCGAATGCTCCCAACAACCTAACCAATAACTGTTGATGGTTAGGCCTTTACCAATCATACGAATACTCAGAGAGCTAAAGAAGACATCAAACTTCATAGCTTACGGTAAAGGGACTTAGGCATTCCAAGTATACGTCATTGTACGTGTGCTATAGGGATGCCTTTACCTAAAACACATCACCAAAGCCTAGAGAGCTAAGAAAAGCAAAAGAAAGCTATAGCGAGCTATATAGAAAGGAACAATTATGTGCAGTTCATGGTGCTCAAAGTGTGGTGGAACAGTACATATCAAAAACAAAAGAAACTATTGCGATAAATGTGGATACCAAGAAGGGAGTCGATAATGTGCGCTAAAGGTGTCGGTGGGCCCATATGTCTTAGGTGTCGGAATGAGTGTGACATAAAAGGTGTAGATAACAAAGTGATATGCCCTAAATGTGGGTGGACACGATGATAGATAAAAAACATAGAAAATCTAAAAATGTAAGCAAAAACAGTAAGAAAGTAATACAAGGAATGCTTAAAGTTAATGAGAAGCAGACTGATATAAAACATAAATTGATGCAAAAGTTTTTACAAAAGATTGGAGTAGAATAGCGTGCCTAGCATCGACATAACTTTCTGCCAAAGAGAAAATAACCAGTGCAAGAAAAGACTCAAGTGCTTCAGATATACTTATGTACCTAAACCGGAGGACTTAACGTGGTATGGGGATTACTGGAATAACTTTGGAAAAGAATGTAAAGAGTTTATTGAAGATAAAAACCATACGAGACAAGAAGTATATGGAATGGATCAAGACGCTACCGTGCATAATATGCCAAAGGAATACTCCTTCTGATCCTCACCATACTAAAACAGGCGGCAAAGGTATCAAAGCGTGTGACTATACCTGCGTGCCTTTGTGCCACAAACACCACGTAGAAATACACACTGTTGGTACAAGAACGTTTCAGCGGATATATGATGTTGATTTTGATACAGTTTGCGAAAGATTGGTAGGTATCTACAAAAATGAGCCAATTTGAGCCATAATAGACAAGAAAAAAGGGGTTACGTTTATGGCGTAATCCCTTTAGTTTATTGGCGCGCCCGACAGGATTCGAACCTGTGGCCGATGCCTTAGAAGGTATTAGTGCTGATTTCAAGTAATTGAAGTTGATGGACTATTCGACATTATTTTTGGTGCACGAGCTATCAACCGTTACAGACAAAATTGATCGTTGTGGTGCTTGTGAAGGATCGTAAAGAGAGTTAGGTCGGTTAAGCCAATCAATATTAGCGATAATACGATCACTCTCTTCTATAGCTTCTTCGACGTAAGACTTATCTTGTTTACGCTGCTTCATCATTTACCTCCGGTTTACTTTGCGCCTCTGGTTTAACTCTCGACAATCTCATTATCTCTTTTGTCAAGAAAGTAGGTATCAACTTAGTATACATTTCTGTTGTCTTGGAAGAACTATGACCCATAAGTAATTGCACGCTTCTTAGATTAGCTCCTTGCATTAACATGTGCGTACCAAAGCAATGACGAAGTACATGGTGAGTAACGTGTGAGCTAATACCAGCTTTCTTACAAAGGGTAGTCAATGACTTTTTAAGAGAAGTATAAGGTTTCTTGGTCTTAGGATTAGCGAAGAGCAGTCGTTGTGGATTCTTTAAAGATAATTTCATTCTAGGTTCTAGTAATTCCCTTAATTCGGGCGTGATAGGCACGATTCGATGCTTCTCGCCTTTACCAACAACTATCAGAAATCCATTGTAAAGGTCTACTTGCTCATACGTTATACCCCTAGCATCACCAATACGCAAACCACCAAAATACATAAGCTTGATAAGCGCACCCCTGTTATCGTCCGGCAGCAACTTTATAACCTCATCTATTTGGGTAGACGTGGGTAAAGTTTTGGGAGGTGGTTGCGTTTTGTTACTTGGAAATCGTTCAATCTTAAAACCAATATCGTTACAAAACCCTTCATCTTTGCTGTATTTTATCATTACACTTAAATAGTTCAAGAGCTTATTAACGGTTGCAGGCTTAACCTTACGTGAAGCGTTACATTCTACGGTTCGGGTTATCATGTGGGTTTTGAACTGAGTAATAAGCTGTTGTGTTATTTGGGAGAAATGTTTCGATCCAAAGAACGGCAACAAATCATGCTCCCACACTGTTTCAAAGTGATTGGTTGTGCTTGCACTAACCCGCAGCCTGTAGTTAGCTAAAAAATCAACGTACACATCACAGAGTCTTGGGTCTGCATGGATAGGCTTGATCTTTTTTGTTTGGCGGATTCGTCCCTGTTCATAGAGTTTCGCCTCTTCGTAGGAACATGGCCCTAGGATGATACGTTCTTTACGATTCTCACGCTTGCCTGTCTTAGGATTGATACCTCTACCATAAGGATAGTGCACGACGACATAGCAATTCTTTATGTCTGGATGGGGTGTTACGGACATGTTATTTGGCCTTTTCTTCGCAGTCTAATTGTAAAGCTAACATAAGTAACTTCTTGCGTTTACTGTCAGGCCATTGAGCTAAGAGATTTTGAATCAGTTGAGTTTCTGGCGGCATGTGGTTTCCCCCTACATGAACAGTGTTGTTATCTCCATTGACTACACCAACACCTTTAATTTTATTAGCACGATTCATAATAAGAGGCGGAACACCCGTCTTACGCCAGTTTGAAACTGAACTAACTCCTCGATCTAATTGCATAGCAAGCTCCGTATCTGTTTTACAATCCAAAAAAGCCTTTAATTCCTCAACGCTCACATTTCCTTTGTCACTAACACTTCCCATATCATGTCCAACTTTCATATTCAATTTTATGTTCAAATTCACTATTGACTTATTTCAAATTTGAAGTTATATTATTTACAGCCTAACTGTTGTCTATCACATCTGATGTAACTATGTAAAGAGATTTCTGAAAGGAGGTAAAGCACAGTGACTATGGAGGAAATTGACATGTTGGCAGACGCCATAGTTGCTAGGCTAAACAAGAGTGCACACACAAAAATTAATATGGATAAAGAAGTGTCTTTAACAATTGAACAAGTAAAGCAATTATCTAAAGAAAGATTGAAACTGTTACGTCAAGACAATTGTAAGAAGATGTAAGTTTTGAAAAAGAGAGGTCTAAAATGAAATTCCTCGTCGATGTTGAAAGAAAGTTGTATTGCATTAAAACGATTGAAGTAGAAGCCGAATCACTTGAAAACGCTGTTGAAAGCGCAATGGAGAAAGCAACAACCTCAATTTGGGATATGGGGAACAGCAAGATTAACTTCGGAGTCATACATGCTGGCATCATTAACTAATACCACAAGCGACCTCACAGACAAATATATAGAGTATGACATTGATGATTTATTGGATTTACGACGTGATTATTGCGACACAATTGAATTCATTCTTGAAGAATTACCAGATGTAAACTGGAATTCAAGAGTCGAAACAAAAGAATACTTCAGGGACGAATATAACGTTTCTCCTTACTCACTAAAAATAGCAGATCTGATTGATTTAAAGGACGACCTTGAAGACGAAGAATACACAGAAGGCAACATAGGCCAGTGCAGAGAAGAGCTGCAAGGCCTCATAGAATTGTACAAGCTGAAATACACCATAAAAAATCATATTGACTGTGCACTTAAACACCAAAAGGACGGCAAAGTTTATCTCAGAGAGGTTAATGGAGAGTTGAGATTGCCGAATCGACAGCCCCTGACGTACAGCATAGATATACAGCGCTGTATTAAGAAAACCCACATTTAACCAAGCACACACAACCCAAAGGAGAAAACCACATGGCAGCAATCTACAGGTCGGAAAACACACAGAGCACTAAATCTTACGAAGTAGCACAAGCAGATCAGTATCCCGCCCGTTGCATTCAATTTGTTGACCTCGGAACACAGAAGAACAGGTTCTACAATCCAAAAGATGAAGCATCAAAAGAATATCAACACAAGTGCATGATCGTATTTGAGCTTTCAGAGCTGATGGAAGATGGACGACCTTTTACTGTCAAGCTCGACCTTACATGGTCAATGGCAGAAACGGCTTCGCTTAGAAAGATGCTTGAAGCTTGGAGAAAGAAACCTTTCCTTGAGAACGAGACAAAGGAATTCAACTTCTCCAATATTCTCGACAAATGCTGCTTGATTAACGTCAGTGTCACAGAGCCTAACGACAAAGGACGAGTCTACAACAGTATCAAGTGGTCAGATGTTAAGCCGCTGCCTTCCAAGATGGAGTGCCCGGAACGCATCAACGAACTTGTTGACTTTGGTATCAACGATATTGGTACACCGGAATTCGATAAGCTGTGGCCTTGGGTAGCTAAGATCGTGATGGAATCCAAAGAAGGTAAACGCTACGAAGTCAAGAACGAATCAAGTATCGTAGAAGACGCATTCTAAAGCAAATCAATAGCGAGTAAGGGGCTAAGAGCGTTATGCGTCTCTAGCCCCTTTTACGCAGCATAGAGAGGTATGTATGAACTTCTTAGAATGGCGATACAAAGAATATCCAGAAGACCAGCTAAGCGACAAAGGTTTAGCGTATATGGAAGCTGCTTGGAATGCCGGATACGAAGAACAAAAGAAAAAGAGAATAGCAGCAAAGCTTAAAGTAAAAGATTTAGGTGGATATACCGAACACTTTGAAACTTTCTGGAAAGACTACCCGAAACGTGTAGCAAAAGGGGCAGCTTATCAAGCTTGGAAGAAGATTAACCTAGACGAAGCTTTCTTGTTGCTATCGTGTCGGAATGCTTTGGAATGGCAAATTCAATCCAAATCTTGGAAGGATGGCTATATCCCTAATCCAGAGACATACCTTAATCAACGTAGATGGGAAGACGAAGCACAAACAATTCAACGAAAATCGCTCGGTGACTTAATATGAGCACCGTCAGAAGAACATCTGACTTCTACGATAATCTGGTGGAGTATTCAAAAAATGACTTTGGCAGAGATGGCTTCCTAAGTGGAATTACTTGTATAGATGAATTCACAGTTTTTAGAAAAGGAATGTTAGCAGTCTTTACCGGCCACAGCGGTAGCGGGAAGAGTGAGCTAGTAGATCAACTCTGTATGCAATGGGCGATGTTGCACGGCTTTAAGACGTTGTTCTTTTCACCAGAGAATGCTCCTTTAGCTAGTCATGCCAAGAAGCACATTGAAAGATACTTTGGCAAGTCTATACGTCAACTTAAACCTACACAGATTAAAGAAGGTTGTGCGTTTATAGATGATTACTTTGGGATGATTGACCTCGGAGAAGAAGAAGTAGCTTCTATAGACATGCTACTTGAAGTTGCCAAGAAAGAAATGAAAGAGCGTCCTTTCGATATTATTGTCTTTGATCCTTGGAATGAATGTGATTTCGGGTTAAGCGATAGAGAAGACTTGTACATCTCCAAGAAGATTACCCAGATCAAAAAGTTCCTCAGAGCAAACAAGACGCTCGGTATCATCGTAGCGCACCCACGTACACCTAGAGAAAAGGTAACAGACGACAAAGGGCGTATGGACTACCCACCACCAAAGTTGCACGAAATATCAGGTGGTGGTAACTGGAAGAACAAATGTGATTGGGGTATTAGCTGCCACCGTCATCCAGAAGACAACGAACTAAGAATCCAGCTACAAAAGGTTAAAGACCGCACGCTCGGTGTTATGGGCGAGCTTTGGTTGGACTACGACAGAACAACCGGAAGATTCAAATGTAAAGGCGATGAAGGCTTTTATCTGCCAAATGAGATTGAGCCTGCGTTTTGAGGACACTATGTATGACACGTTCAGGATGGCTAAAAAACTTAATAAGAACAAAATAGCAGCAGCACGAATACGAGCACGCTACTTACAAGACCAACTAGAGGTTTACATACAAGACGGAAGTGACTTGGCTCTTCATTGGGCGTGGGAGAATATAGCTGAACTGATATATTTATTCGATAAGTGCCAGTTTGAAGAGAAAATATGCACGAACGGACATACCAAGATTACTGATGAAATGAAAGAAACAGCTTTGCAGTATCCCATTAACACGCTTGTACAAAACACAAAAGGTAAAGCAACTGCTTGGTGTCACAACGACAAGAACCCCAGCTTACACATCAACCTAATCAAAAACAAAGCTTTTTGTAACGTGTGCAACAAAGTCTTTAATCCAATAGACGTACTTATAGAGCGTGATGGAATGAAGTGGAGCGAAGCAGTAAAACACCTTAACTGAGGACATAATCGTGAAATGTGCAATCAAGTATTTAGACGGCACGAAATGGAAACAAAAAGACGTAAGAAGTCTGCAAGGAAAATCGGTAGCAACCTATCTAGCTTTCGCTAAAGAAACAGCTATAGCGGCGATCCTTGACAACGACAAACCAGTTCTTTTTGTATCCAACGACAACAAAATATTTGAGCCTGATACAGAAGGGCGCAACGCGTACAAAGATAAAGGTTTGTGCATAAACGTAGCAGATTTGATGCTTCTTTTAGGAAGTGAAATCTTACCTGATATAGCAATAAAGGTCTTTCCAAATGCAACATTCGTATCAATCGAAAGTGAGGAAGAGAAAGCAGGCGATAAGCCTGCGAGGGAGCGACAAGCATGGTGGAACGAAAAGAGAGAGTGATAAAGAAGCTTGCTGTAGGAGTCCTAGGAGCCTCTTTAATCAGTTGGGGGTTAGTAGGGTACGGGTTCCACAAAGAAAACATCACCACCAGCCCTATGCGAAGCGACAAGGACAAAATAATCGACAAATCAATCTATAAGATGGTTGGTGATAAACATATAGCAAACACTTTAGCGTGTTCAAAGTATCCAAGAATATTAACGGCAATCGCCAAAGTAGAGTCAGATTTCAGACCTCAAATAGTAGGAGATAGCGGAGATAGCGTTGGCTTATTCCAGATTCAACCAAAACACCACGGCGCTGTCCCTGAAACTATTGAAGGCCAAACAAAACATGCTGAGAGAATACTGGATGAGCTTATTCGACAACATGGAATGCCAAAAGCAATTGAAAGATATAACGGAAAAGGACAGCAGGCAAGAAGATACAAACAAAAAGTAATAGCAATAATAGATGAAATGGAAAGGTCATAACATGACAGACTTTGAAGCGTGGTGGGAGTTGCATTACGTCACGATGGACGGTTACTACAGACTTGACAAGGACGAGTTTGAAGCCGCTTGGCAAGCTAGAGATGCTGAGGTTGCATCTCTTAAAGAAGCGTTAGCTTCATCGAGGGAACAGGCACTTAAAGAAGCGGCAGAGGTGGCAGCACAATATAAACCGGACGTATTCCCGAATAATAAATATTGGGTTAACGCTTGGTCAGAAATCAGGGTCAGCATCGCCGCTGCAATCGAGAAGTTAGGAGGTAAGGGATGACGATTAAAGGGTGGCGGCTGAACCGTCCGCCAGTCTTTGGGCGGTCGGGTCGTGCCGCTGGTTATGATGCGAAGGGGGATCTGATGCAAGAAAATTGGAACGAGATAAACAACCTCAAACCCTGCTTTGATCTGGATGCGCTGATTGGTTCTGACGTGATGCACATTGAGCCTGAGTGGATGTGGAACGTAGTTAATCCAGAAGGCACCGCAACGTGTTTTTCTGGTGATTCCAAGGGCGAATGTGAACACTGGCTGGCTGATACCATTCAGCGTTGTCCTGATACCTGGCTGAAAGACTATCACGTTGACAAGTGGCCGCGGTGGCCTCGGTACTCCACCGATATTTCCGCCGCATGGCAGGTAGTGGAGAAGATGCGGAAAGCCGGTTTTGATGTGAGTATTTGGGCGTATGACTCCCCCTATAAAGTCAGGGTGACAATCGAAAGTTCAAGCCACGGGCCGCAATTCTCTTTCAAAGCGGATTCAGCACCGGAAGCGATATGCAAAGCGGCGCTCATGGTAGTCAGTAACTAGAGCATCATAACGGTTCAAGCATGACCGGTTCTTCATCCGGTCGATGCGTTGGTTATCTACGAAAGGAGCGACAGCATGAAGATAGTTGCAACAGTTTCAAATTGTGTCCAAGTCGGAATGGATAATTTCAGGGACATAAATACCAGCAGAGTGTTTGACGAAAACAGAACCATTAGCGACGTTTTGCGGTGGGCATCCACTGAAACAGGTAAACCAGTTACCAGCATCGGCATGATTCAATTCAGCGACTACACAGGAGAAAGCATATGAGACAGCCGGACATTTGGACAGCAGGAGCAATCCAAAACTACAATGTAACAAGGTGCATCCATTCGGTGCATACCGGTGGTGATTTATGGCTACCGGCTCGACCAGAACCGCACAACGCTTTCTCATTTATGTGGCGTTTCAAACTGGCATGGAAAGTTTTGACAGGTGAGTATGACGCGATGCGATGGGAAGAGTAGATAACATACATTATCCCGCCAAACCTTCCGTATAACAACACAACGGAATTGTGCAACGTGTCGGAATGTAAGGGCAACAATATGATTGTAGTGATTGCACTTATAACACAGGCGTGGCTAATCAGGCGTTGGGGAAGATAAGGGGGGAGGGATGAAGTCACTAGAGATACTACTGAAAAACCTGCTGAATGCGTGTCCAATACATTGCACTTGCAACGACATGCACCACAGAGCATCAGAACGGCATGACTACGGCGAAGAGTGTAAACCTCTCACAAGATACGAGCAGGCTGTTGACGAAGCATCACTGTATTTCTTGGCTAAGAAGGAGGCGCAAGGATGAAGCGATACAGGCTAGCAATAGACAGTAATGACAACGCTTATGGGTTTGAGGACGATACCGGCGAGTGGGTGCGCTGGGAGGATGCGGAGGCTATTCACCAGGAGCTAAAACAGTTCCGTGAAGTCAACCGAGATCTATTTGAAACAGTACGAAAATACAGCATGGGGTATCAGCACCTACAGCAGCAAGCGGAGATAGCGAGGCTAAAGGAAGTTCTTGAGGTGATCCGTGCTGAGGACAACAACACGGATGGACTAACATCGTACAGTCGTAAAATATTGGAAGCGGCGTTGGAGGGGGGTATGGGTGAATGCACTAATCTAAAACACAGTACGATGGATATAAGCGATTGTTTTGAATGTAAACTCTCCGATCTCAAGGAGCAACTAGCAACCGGACGCATGTCTGCTGACAAGACGTTGGCACATAACAACAGGCTGATAATCGAGGTGGATAGACTGCAAGATGCGTTGAGGAGGATAGCATCAGAAGAAGTAGATGACGGAAACTATATTGCTAGCTACGTTACTATGAAAGACATAGCAAGGGAGGCACTAAATGACGAATAAAGAGTTTATAAACTACATCAGAGGCTTTGAGGTAGACCACACGCCTGAAGGTTGGCCTGCAATCAAGATGGGTGAGGTATCGAGATTGCTTGATATGGTGGATAGGTACAGGGAGGCGTTGGAAATTACTGTATCAGCATTGCAGGACATATCAGTTGGTGAGCTTGTCAACAGGCATTACAAAACTGTTGCAAAGCGAGCCTTGATTTTTACACAGAAAGCGATTAGGAGGGAACAGGAGTGAACTATACCAACAGAAGTAACCTGCCAAAAGAAATCGTGAGGGCTATCACGAAGGACAGATATTCGGATTCAAACGATAAGCCTTCCGATTACTCCGCTTCAACACTTAAAGCACCAGTACAGATGACAACGCTTAAAAGACGCTATCCTAATAAGCTCATCGTCCCTGATGTTATGGATTTATTCTTCCAGTTCAAAGGATCAGTAGGACACCAAGTGCTAGAAGATGCGTGGCACGAAGATATGGGTAGTCAAATAGAAGAACGTCTTTATATGGAAGTAGCTGGAAAGACTTTAAGTGGTAAGTTCGACTGCTTTCAAGGCGAAGAGTTGCGTGATTACAAATTTACAAAAGTGTATAAATACTTGAAGCAAGATTTTGAAGAATATGAAACACAGTTAAACATCTATGCAGCACTTTTAAGGGCAAATGGTAAGAAGGTTAGTAAGCTGGCTGTATGGATGTTCCTAGAGGATTTTAAGCGTCATGAGGCATGGAAGAAAGGTTATCCAAAGGAACCTATCGTCTCAATAGATTTACGCTTGTGGAGCGATTCTGAAGCTTTAAACTATATAAGCTCAAGGGTAGGCTTACTAAAGAATGCTGAAAGTGTGCCAGATGAATATCTCTTGGAATGCACACCTAAAGAACAGTGGTGCGACGTAAAAGATTGGGCAGTTGTCAAGAAAGACGGTACTTCAAAAATTGCAAAAAAAGTATTCAATTTTGAAAAAGAAGCATTGACATATAAGTTAAAGAGTGATGAAATGCTTATTAAGAGAATGACGAAAAGAACAAGATGTTTCGAGTATTGTGACGTAAGAGGAATCTGCACTCAACACAAACGCCAAACACTAGAGGAGGAAGGTAAACTTGGGAAGAAGCCTGAACAAGGAGTTATATTTTAGAAAGGAAATACAGAATAAACCCACCGCACAATCCTACCTAGAAGCCCTGAACAATAGCCCTTACAAAACCCATAAGAGAATGGCAGTAGCTTTAGCACAGCAAGGCGAGTTCATACTACAACAAGCCGCCGAGCACTTTAAGGAGTCACATGAGTCGTCGGATGAACGTACCAAAGGAATTCCAGATAGCAGGACTGAAAGTAACAATTGAATCAAATAACGAACTAATCAAAACGAGAAGCATCATAGGAGAAGCAAAGTACAACGATCAGAAGATAGTCTTAGACCTTGAATCAGCACCAACAGAAACAGTAGAGCAAGCGTTCTTGCACGAATTGGTACACTGGATACTTTACGTAATGAACGAAGACGAACTGAGGAATAATGAGAAGCACGTCGATTTATTTGCTCACCTTCTATATCAGTCCCTAAAAACAGGAGGATTTGGATTAGAGGAGGACACAACTGGATGAAATAGCACTGAATCTACAAGAACTTCGACCACACTTCGACAGAGTTTTACGACATGCACTCAACAAGAACAGCAATGTAATCAGTAGGGCAGCAAAAGAAAGATTGAGAACTGTTTTAGAAAGAAAAGGGAGTACCTACCTAAAAAGGACTCCCTTAAAAGGAAAGCTGCCAAAGGACTAATATATGGCACGAAAGCCCAGGTTCAACAAAAGAATATTACGTAGTGGATTAGAAGACAAAGTAGCAGCCGACTTAAAAGAACGAGGAATAGCTTATGTCTATGAAGGAATCAAACTCAAATATGTCAAAGAGTGCTGTCCCCACTGCGGAGAATCTGTTTCCGTCTGCACCTACACCCCCGATTTCATTATCGAACGACACGATAGAATACGGCTTATCGTTGAGTCTAAAGGCTATTTCCCTAGTAGTGACCGGACGAAGATGCAAAGAGTCAAGCGAGACAACCCTCAAGAAGATATACGAATTCTTTTTCAACGAGATCAACCAATTAGAAAAGGAAGCAAAACAACTTACAGGACGTGGAGTTTAAACAACGGGTTCGACTGCGCCTTTGGATCATCAATACCTAACGAATGGATACTAGGTGAAGACACGAAGACACCACAACAACAAGGGAAGACGACAGATACAAAGAGGAAAGACCGAGCAACAAGTAGAAAGAATAGCACGAAGACTGCGAATACCACTCTGGACTGATTGGAACTACTTTAAATGCCTCTCTACAAAAAAGGAAACACAGCAGCATTCAACGCTTGGAGAAAGAAATACAGAGAAAGAAAGCAAGAAGAAGGACTTTGCAGACGTTGCTTTAGACCATTAGTAGAAGAAAGCGGATTAAAGAATTGCGTTAATTGCATTGAAGAAGGAATGCAAAGATCAAAAATGTCAGAGGAGTTTTACCGTGGAGCTTATTAAAGCCGAAGGTATGCCAGAAAACTTCATATTATGCGACATGAGTGATTTCCATCTTGGAAGTCCTAATTGTGCAGAAGAAACACTAGAAGAAACAGTAGCTAAGATTCACGATAATACAACCGCATATATGATCTTCAAAGGAGATGCCATAGAGTGCATTTTGCCTAGTGATAAGCGTTATATGCACTCCGCAGTCAAAGACAATCTCAAATCACCAAAGGAGCAAGCAGACAGAGTAATAGAAATAATGCAACCAATTAAAAATCGAATATTAGCTTGGGGAATAGGCAATCACGAAGTGAAACTTTGGAACACAATGGATTTCGGTAAATACATAGCTGACTCATTGGGCGTGCCATACGGTGCTTACAACTACAAGATTACATACACAGACACAAAGAATCGCTTGATGTTCAAGACCTACCATACACACGGAATGGGTGGAGTAAGTTCAAACGCAAAGGATCAGATACAATATGACGCAAATAGACGGGCTGGACTCAAGCACAAGCTTAGCAAATCTGGACACGCCGACGTTATTTACATGTCTAGAGGACACGACCATCAGCTTATTACAGTTGATCCAACAGCGGAAAACCAAATCTACCTCACTGATGATGGACAGGGACTACATCAGCACTATAGAGTACTGCCTCCACAGAACACAAATTATATACCGCCAGATAGCCGCTGGTACGCCACCACAGGTTCGTTCAGAAAGCTCTACTCAAAGCCTGGAAGCTGCGTAATAGACTATGGAGAGGTAGCAGGTTACTCGCCTTCAGAAGTTGGTTATGTGCAGGTCAACGTCAACGATAGCAACATAACATCTATTGAGAAAGTCGTATGCTGATTCGCTGTTCGGAGTGCGAAGAAAGCTTTATGACAAGTCTAGGTTCTACAATGTTCTGCCCTGAATGTGGTCATGTAGAATCAGTGTATATGGCAAGTGACTACGAAATGCTTTACGGAGAAGATTATGAGCAACCATGAAAGAGCAATAAAGCAAATGTTCGAAGAGGAAGTAACTAAGACAAGTGCTCTACGCAATCAAGTAGCAGGGGATCACTACAAGAAGTGCGCTATACAACCAATTGAATACATCTTTGCTAACCAACTCGGATACGCAGAAGGGAATTGTATAAAGTATTTGACACGTTGGAAGGACAAGGGAGGGATTGAAGACCTCCGTAAAGCCAAGCACTACATAGAGCTTCTGATTGAAAGCGAGGACACTGGTGATATTAGATTCTCAAGGTAATCCACTTAGTCAGCATGTACCAGATTTACAGATGCTCAATCACGACCTCACAACTCTATATCTTTTAGCACGCACGACATTACCAAAAGACATGCTAGATGCAATCCTGTACGGAGAATTTGAAGATCCATCGGAGGAAGACCTTGAGAATGCTCAACAACTGGTCGCGGCTAACAGAGGAAGAGATGATGAACAACAGAAGGAAAGGGGTTCCTCAGAATGTTCACATTCCAGCCGAGATACAGGTGTTCAAGGATGCTCTTGTAAAGTGCGAAAAGGAGTACCTGTACAAAAACCGGACGGACTTTGGTGTGAGCCAGAATACAACGGAATATATGAGTAACGAAGATAAAGAAAACCACTACCTAGCAGGAGAGTAACTTTATGTCAGCTATTGTTAAATTCAGACCTACAAAAACATATACAAAGCTTCCAACAAAAGGTTCAAAAGGTGCAGCCGCTTTTGATTGTTATATTCCAGAAAATTATCCAGCTTTGAATCCGGGTGAAATCAGAATTGTTAATCTTGGATTCCAAGTTGAAGTACCAATTGAATATGAGCTTCAAGTACGTGCAAGAAGCGGTCTAGCATCTAAGGGAATAATGGTAGCAAACGGAGTAGGTTGTGTTGATTCTGATTATAGGGGTGACGTAGGGGTTATCCTTTGGAACGCTAGTGGAGCTATACAACCACTTAATCAAGGTGATCGTATTTGCCAACTAAAGCTCTCCTACGCCCCTAATATCGTATGGGAGATGGTAGACGTAGTAGAAGAGACTGAACGTGGTAGCGGGGGATTTGGGAGCACTGGACTATGATACCTTCAAGCTTTCCAAAGATAATGCAACTTGGTTTAAAACCTGTTCAATCTATCTTTCAAGATGAAGTTGAAATAACAGAAAAGTTGGATGGTTCTCAATTCGCTTGTGGGTTAGTTGATGGTGAATTGAAGTTTCGTTCAAAGGGTTGTGAGATATTTGATGGGCAAGTGCAAGACTTGTTTATCCCTGTTGTGGAGTATATCAAGTCAATCAAACACCTCTTGCACAACAATGTCTTCCTCTACGGTGAGACTTTCAAGAAGCCGAAGCACAACACTCTTTGCTACGACACGATACCAACACACCACTTTGCACTCTTTGGTGTCTACGATCTAACTATGGATCATTGGTATGGATATGAAGGGATAATAAGCATAGCAAGGGCTATCGACATAGACGTTGTTCCACTGCTATTCAAGGGTAAAATAGCAAGCGATTGCACAATCAAAAACGTATTAGAAGAATTCTTAGATAGAACCTCATATCTTGGTGGCGCGAAAGTAGAAGGAGTTGTCATAAAAAACTATTCACGACAGATGTGTATAGCAAAAGATATTTATACACCTTTTATGGCGGCAAAGTATGTAAGCGAATCTTTTAAAGAGGTGCATCGTGGCAGATGGAACAGTGAAGAAAGGCCAAGTGGAAAGTGGGAATCCTTCTGCGCAACATATAATTCTACCGCTAGGTGGGATAAAGCAGTCATTCATCTACAAGAGCGAGGACTGCTCACTGATTCGCCTAAAGACATTGGACTGCTGCTTAGAGAAATCAACAACGACATAGAGAACGAAGAGAAGAATATTATCTGTAACTTTCTTTGGAACATCCACAAGAAAGAACTGCTTTCGGCTGCTACAAAAGGCCTTGCAGAATACTATAAGCAAAGATTGATTACAGACACGTATGGAGAAACAAGATGTTAGGTAAATTCAAGACCTCGTTCAGCCATGATATTTTCCATTCCAAATATGCGATGACCCAAAATGAAACTTGGGAAGATAGATGCAACATAATGGTAAACGATGTTTGCGGAGATAGAAGCTTAACAGCAAAAGACACAACACAATATCTTATGAGTCCATCAGATCAAGCAGAATTAGCACAGTATATGATCGACATGAAGTTTATTCCGGGAGGTCGTTACATTTACTATAGTGGTAGACCTGCTGGCTTCTTTAACAATTGCTTTGTACTAAAAGCAGAGGAGGATACGCGTGAAGAGTGGGCAAGATTATCAGCGGCTGCAACTAGCTGTCTCATGTCTGGTGGAGGAATTGGAGTCGATTATAGTATCTTGCGACCTTCTGGACGTTTTCTCAATAGAACTGGAGGAATCTCATCAGGCCCTATTCCGCTCATGCACATCATCAATGAGATTGGACGTAATGTCATGCAAGGCGGCAGCAGGCGTTCTGCAATTTACGGTAGCCTCAATTGGCAACACGAAGACATAATGCACTTCCTCTCTATAAAGGATTGGGAAGCACACCACAAAGAGAGGAAGCTGCTAGACTTTAACCACGCTGCTCCTCTTGATATGACTAACATATCTATTAATTGGGATACAGCGTTTATAGAAAAGTTTTGTAAGGGATATGGCAACCACCATGTTAGATATGATTCTTTGGATGGCGAACTGCCATATGAGAATATCCCGCAACTCTGGTATGACTCTGTGCGTAAGATGTGCGAAACAGGCGAGCCGGGGCACTCTTATAACTTTTGGGAGAACGAAAATGACACAGGGCGTAACGCCTGCACAGAGTTTACTAGCGAGGATGATAGTGACGTTTGTAATCTCGGTTCTATCAATATGGGTAACATTTCTTCCATTGACGAGTTACGGGATGTTGTTAGCCTCGCTTCTAAGTTTCTTGTATGTGGTACTCTTAGAGCAGAGTTGCCGTATGACAAGGTTAAGTTGGTTAGAGAAAAGAATCGTAAGATAGGTCTTGGTTTAATGGGTGTGCACGAATGGCTACTACAGAGAGGATATGATTATGAAATGGTTGGAGAGCTTAAAGAATGGTTGGAGATATATAAAGCTGAGAGTGAAGCGAGTGCGAACGAACACTGTGACCGCTTCTATATCTCTAGACCAAAGAAATATCGTGCTATCGCTCCCGCTGGAACCATTGGAATACTTGCCAGCACTACTACTGGAATTGAACCATTGTACGCAGTCTCTTACAAAAGGAGATATTTGGAAGGCGGCACTCGGTGGAAGTATCAATATGTTATTGATTCAACAGCTCAACAACTCATTGATACATATGGACTCAATCCAGAGGAGATTCAAACTGCTGCTTCCCTTGCTTATAGTCCAGAGCAAAGAATAAAGTTTCAGTATGAGGTACAGAAATATGTCGATATGGCAATCTCATCAACTCTCAACCTTCCTGCGTGGGGTACGGAACATAATAATGAGACTACTTGCAGTAATCTTGCTAATACCCTTCTTAAGTATTGCCACGGTCTACGAGGTGTCACGGTATATCCTGATGGGTCAAGAGGAGGTCAGCCGCTAACTACTGTGCCTTACGAAGAAGCGGTTAAGCACAAAGGAATAGTGTTTGCTGAAGAAAACTCATGCAGTGGCGGAGTGTGCGGGATATGATAAAAATACCTAAGAAGTTTAACGTAGCAGGACAGACCTATACTGTAGTTATGGATACCGGGATACAAATGGAAGAAGATGGTATCCTTTACGACTGTCACGGTTTATGTCAACCACAATTCAATAAGATAACAATCAACAAAGAAGCACAGCTCGACAGAAAACATGTGACGTATTTGCATGAACTCACTCACGTAATCCTACATGAAATGGGACATGAGTTATATCACGACGAGACATTTATATCAGTGTTCTCTGGACTCTTACATCAGGTATTCATAACCAGCAAAGGAGAGCACGCGTGCGTATAATATATTGCGAAGAATGTGATAGAAAGATGGGAGAGATTAGAGACGCTTCTTTGCACAAAGAAATACTCTACATTTGCAAAGGATGTTACTACCCAGAAGTCAAGCCTAAAACAAATAAATATAATGAAGGCGATGCTGCCGTACAACATTTAATGGGAATATTCGGAATGAGCAATAAAAGATAAAAAGAAGAGACAGGCACTAGAATACGAACAAACGTAAGGCCGGTAGAAGCGATAAAAGAAAGAAAGACATAGTAGTCTATGCCTTTTTATCTAAATCGTCTCTATCGGCCTTATTTTGCGTTTAAACGCTATATCTGTGTTTTTACCACCGATACGACACATCAACCATAGCTTTTGCTGCTGGCTTGACAGTAATATTCGTATTAATCCCTGCCTCACCGTACACCGCTGTATAAACCCCACCTATCCTTAATATATCCTGCCGCGTATATACTGTTCCTTCTTGCCCACCTGATGTTGTAAGTCCTGCCCTTATCCCCACTTCTGTCTGTCCACCAAAGCTAAACAAAGGTCGCTTCTGTTCTTCTGCCAATATAGTTGATTGGCCGGTCTTGGGATCATAAAGCGACACTGCCTTATATCCACCATCACTAGGTTTGAGTGTAGCACTGGCTGTTATCTTTGAAGATGTTGGAGTGCCAAAAGGCAGCTTGAGCTTACCGTTACCTTGATATACTACTACGTCTTTACCCTTGAGAGTTATCTTGGGTACGTTACTAAGCTCCTTGACAGGAACCGTAGGCTGCAATCCTTGCTCTCTTTGTGTTGTTTGAGAAACACTAGCTCTATGTGACCACCAATAGCCCAATATACAAAACACTAGCAGGCCGAGTAGAATGTACATACGCACTCTGCTATCAGCTTGTGGCATAAACTGGATAGCGACCTTCTGGGCTTGTTGTGGTATAGCGTTAAACCGAGACTTAGCTTCCAGTAAAGCTGCATCTATTCGTCTCTGTATGTCTAGTTCGTCTGGTGTCAATTTCTCTCCTGCGTTGCAGCGAGGTATGAGGCCCCATACACAGGCAACCACATTGTTATATCCGATAGTACCAGCACCGTGGCAAGGCTTACCCAGCAGCCCATGCACATACGACACGACCAGAACCTGTGCTTTGGCCTGATGCTGTCGAAGATACTACCCTTTGTTAAGACAAGGGTTACTATGTAGCTTGATAGG